TTCGACAGCACATACAGTTCGATATTGTTCGGGCAAGACAAGGTGGATTCCTGCTTCGAGCATTCCACTCCCGGAACATAGAGCCAAGCCATTCACATTTCCTCCAAGACTACTATCAATTCTTCGTTTGAAAGGGGCCGGGGTAAGAGGCTCTCAATCGTTGCCGTCCGCTTCGCGCGGCCCGGCCCCTTTCGTCCCTTCTGCCGGTGTGCTGTCGGCAGTCCGGGGACCATCCCCGAAATATCTAGGCCGCGGCCTTGTTCTCTCTGCTGTTGACCGGGAGCATGTATTGCTCGGCGTCACTATAGGCCGGGACCAGGTTGCCCCGGGCGTCCAGGTAGCCGACGCCGGACCCGGCGCTCTTGGGCTTCTTGAGCTCGACTTCGTAGTCGATATCCACGCGGGCGGATTCCTTGCCGGGTTCCGCGATGACCGTGGCGACGATCTTGCGGGGCTTATCCACGTGGCCGCGCTTGTGGATGTCGTGCGCCATCTCCTGCAACCTATCGTTGATCTCGCGGAGGCAATCGCCGTCGTCTATCTGGTCCAGGGTGAGGAGGCCGTCTTCCACGCCGAAGGCGGACAGACGGGAGCGGAGATTGTTGCGCTCGACGGTGAGGAGCTCGACCTGTTCTTCCAGGCTGGCATTGTCCTCAAGGGTGTCTTCCAGTTCCATGAAGAGGAGCACTTCCCGCTGGTAGGGCCAGAAACGGAGTTGGTTGCATATGAGCCGATGCATTGCCGGGGCCATGGTTTCCGCGTTGCGGATGTAAAAATCAGGGTTTTGCATTGCGTTTCCTTCCGTGTGATTGCGCGGGCGGGGAAGGGCAGGGAATCCCTTGGGCCCCCGCCCGCTGGTACAGGGTTGAGAGGATATCTTGACCGCGCTACGCCGCCTCCTGGGCGTCGTGGACGTGGACGGTGACGCCCATGCCGCGGAGTCCGTTGAGCGTGGCGCGGACGGCGTTGGCCTGGCCGCTGCGGTACTCAATGGTCACGGTCATGGAGTTGAGGCCGGGGGGCGTGGCCGGGACGCTGGGGCGGGTGGCGGCCACGGGCGCGCGCCGGGGTTCAGGCCGGGCGGCGGGTGCGGCCTCGGCCTTCTTCTGGAAAGCCGCGCGCATCCGTTCGGTGACGTCCGCGAGGGGGATGTCGATGTCCTGCAAGCCCAGGAACTCGGAGGGCTGCATGGTGACGCCGAAATCGCCTTCGAGGGCCTTGCAGTTCTGCTCGATTGCAACGGCCCGGTCCTTTCTGGCTTGTTCAAGCTGGGCGCGCTCCTTCTCCCGGCGCATGTGTTCCAGGATGCGGGCTTCGACGGCTGCTTTCACGGACTTCATGGCTGTGGACTTGTTGGTCCACGACTCCTCAAAAGGGATGTCGATACCGGGGACATCGTGCTCATTCTTGAGCTCCTCGATCATGAACTCGACCTCTTTGCGCTTTTCGTCGCGCTGGGCCTGTTCGTGCGCCTTGACCTGTTCGTCCAGGCCAATCCGGGCGTTGTCGATGATCTCGACCAATTTCTTGACCTGGGATTCAAAGGCCGCGATGGGCTCGGACACCTTCTTCTTAGTGGCGATCCGGGCCTTGTTCAGGCCGTCTTTGACCTTGTTGAGCGCGGCCATTTCGTTCTTGATGGCGGCGACGTCTTCCTCGCGGACAACAACGTCGGTATATTGGGCGGCGATGTCTTCGGCCCACTTCTTCAAGCCGTCAAAGTCGAAGCTGATGGCGGGTAACTGGGTCTTGAGTTTCAAATCCTGCATGGTTTCCTCCTGAGATTTTAAAAGGGCACGTCATCCATGCCGCTGGCTTCGGACGGGAAGGCGGGGCCCAAGTCTTCTTCGGGCTGCTGGGGCTGGCGCTGGGACGGCTGATGCTGCTGATGCTGCTGGGGCTGCCGGTACTGGCCGCCCTGTTGCTGGTACTGGCCGCCCTGTTGCTGGTACTGGCCGCCCTGTTGCTGGTACTGGCCGCCCTGGCCGTGGTCCGGGGCCCGGTCCAGGCCCTGCACGTTGTCGGCAACGATCTCCGTGGTGTATCGGTCCTGGCCATCCTGCCCCTGCCATTTGCGGGTTTGGAGCTTGCCTTCGACCAAGACCAAGCGGCCCTTGGTGATGTAGTTGCCGATGAACTCGGCCTGTTGCCGCCATGCCACCACGCGGTGCCATTCGGTGCGCTCGACCTTTTGGCCGGTCTGCCGGTCGCGGTATCCTTCGTCCGTGGCCACGGAGAGGTTGGCCACAGCCTGGCCGCTGGGCGTGTAAGAGAGTTTCGGGTCCTGGCCCACGCGACCGATCACGATTACTTTGTTCATGCTTCCGGCCATGGCTATGCGGCCTCCTGGTTAATCGTGTCGATGAATTGAGAGGCCATGTCCTTGGTGAGGTCCTTGATGGATGTGAAGGGTTGGTCCAACTGGAAGAAGTTGGCCAAGTTGTTCAAGACGTCTTCCTTGTGGCTGGTGTAGGCCATGCCGCACTTGGAAAAGTACGCCATGATGGCCTTGCGCTGGGCGTCGCTCAGGGGCTCGGCCTCGGCGGGCTGGCTCTGCCCCTGGCCGCGCTCCTCGCTGGGCATGGGGTCGCCCATGCCGCCCGCGCCGGGCTCGAACTCGTCGCGGGGCTGGCCGGGCTGCTGGTCGTACTCCGTGGGCATGTCGGGGACGCCGTTGTCCTGGCCCTGGTCCTGGGCTTTGAGCTCGGCGTCTTTGGCCGCCACCAGCTTTGAGATTTGGGCGAAGGCCGTGGGGCGGCTCTGCCACCGTTTGCCCTCGCACTGCCACACGCCACGGAGGCCGGTGACGGTCGTGCATGCGCTGATGAGGTCCGAAGCCTCTTTGACCATGGCTTCGTCCGGGTCGATGCCGTCCTCGAGCCAGGAAATGAGGGTCTTGCCGGTGTCTTCGTTCGGGATGAACGGGGAGCCGTCGAAAAGGGACGTGCGGTCTTTACTGGCGGACGCGACATGCTTCTCTTGGCTGATGTCCAGGACGACCGTAAACTCGAAGTCGAGCCCCTCGCGTTGCACCGGCTGCAAGCCAATCTTTACGGGTTTCAACTTGCCCGTTCTCGGGTCCTTCTGCATTTCGTATGCGGTTTTTGAGCGCATGGTGGCGATAACGTGGGTCGGAGATTGGAGCATCGCGTCCACAAATTGGTTGTGCATGGGAGTAACGGTCCGCCAGGCCGAAAAGCCATTCGGGTTGTTGGACATGGCCTTTCGGTTGTCCACCTCCTCAAGGATGCCGCCGGAACCTGCCCACGCATGGGTGAGGCTGTCGATTATGATGATGTCGTAGCCGAGCCGTTCGGCTTCGTGGATGGCATCGACATACTTTGAGGGGGTGAACGGCGGCCCGATGGGGCATACATCGTATTCGCAAAGGTGCGCGTAGAGCTCACCGCTTCCGTTCTCGGAGTCAATGAGCGCTATACGCCCGCCGATGCCCATGGCGATTTTCAAGGCGGAATAGGTTTTTCCGCTTCCGCTCGGCCCGCAGAGGGCAAGGCGCAACTTTGCCTTCTTCCTTTCTGCTCTCTTAAACATCTTGATTTCCTCTCGTTCTGGCTCTGTACTCGGCCTGTTCTTCTTCGCTGAGTCCGTCGAAAAATTCCCTGTCGTCGGATTCGGTGTGCGTGTTCATGGCTGCTACCCCGATATGCTGTTTATGAGCAGGAGGAGGGCGACCGCGACGGCGGTCAGGACGACACCACACGCCTTCCAGTCTTCGCGCTTCTTCAAGCATCCCTGGCACCAGTCCCAGCCGTGAAGGGTGATGAACTCCGTGCCGCGGGGGATGCTCTTCTCGCAGACGTGGCAACGGGCTTCGCCGGTGGAAATCCGTGTCCGCTTCCTGGGCATGGTCAATGCTTCGTCCATGGTGGTTCCTCCTGGGCCGGGGGGATCGCTCCCCCCGGGTTACAAGGTGTGATGGAGGTGTCTGCTCTAAATTTTCCAGGTGTACGGAAAACCGCTGCCGGTTGGCCCGGTGGCGCGTTCGCGGTCGGGGTAGAAAGGCTCATCCTCGGGCACCAGTTCCCCGAAGTAGTCGAGCTTCTGCGGGTACTCGAGGGGGGCGACCCTGTACCACTCCTCATCGGTCCCGAAGCGGATGGCCCGGCCCGAGTCGAGCCACTGGCGGACGTCCTCTTCGGTCGCGTCTTCGTCGCCATCGAGCTCCATGACAAACTCGAGCACGTCGGCATAGTTCATCATGTCGCCCCGGTCCTCGCCGTCCCAGGTCATGCGGAAGACGTAGACCTCGGGGGCGCGTTCGTAGTCGCTGGGGGAGTAGGCCGGGCCCTGGGGGGCGGTCTTGACGGTGTGGAGTTTCTTGGTATCGACCAACATGCTTGTCTCTCTTTCCCTGTCGTTTCCCTGTTCTTCCTCTTGTCGTCCGCCTTTCCCTCCCGTGGCGTGACCTCATCTAAGCGGCCTTGCTGTTGCGGTACTTCCGGCGGTCCCTTCGCTCGGCGGTGTCCCCTACTTGGCGGGCCGTGGCCGCGCCGTTTCCGGGGTGATTCCCGTGCGTCGTTGAAAACAATGTATCCGCACGGAAACAGTGTGTCAACAAAAGTTTCCGCACGGATACAACGGGGCCCCAAAAAAGCCCGCCGGGGATAGGCGGGCCAATTCAATTTTCTCCAGCTATTGCGAGGCGGTGGTGTGTTCGGCCAATTCTTGCAGTGGCGGCGGGGTGCCTATGATAGAATTTATCCGATTTGTTTCCAGTCGGACTAGCACTTCGCTTTCCTCTATGTCCAAGGCGTCTAGCTTTCGTTCCCTGGCGGACCGTTGCGAGTCCTGCTTATACCTTCGCTCTATGCGCTTTCTTTCCGCCTCAAACTGATCCTTGGCGACTTTCACCCGCATCGCATAGTAGTCGTCACGTTTCATTTCCGAGGCGAAGTACACAGGGTCCAATTGGACAGTCAATTTCGGCGGGTACTTCTGGCCAGCACCTCGCCCGGCATCGACAACGGCCCCAATGACTCCACCAAAAAGGATATTCCCGAAAACCCAGCCGTCCATTTTAGTGTCCATCACAACACTTGTCGTTTGGTAATTGTCGGCCTCACACATGACGGTGAGAGGGGCCGCCTCTGCCGGTAGATTGATGCTACCCGGCGTGATGATCACCCTCTGAAAATCCTGCCCGTGCAAGGTGCATCGGCATTTTTCGGGGATTGTTTCCACGTAGGTCGTGGATTCGGTGTCTGATATAATACTGGCACAACCGGCCAGAGCCACCATGGCGGCCAAGGCCAGAAAACAAAACAGTCTCTTCATGATTTCCTCCCGTCTATTTTCTGCTCATGTCACTCCATGCCCATACAACACGGCCAATCACGGCCCTTGAAATCTCTCCCTCATAGTCTTCGGACAGGGACCAGCTCATTGGCGGATGTTCCACGGCATTGTCCGAGTAGTAGGTAATCATCACGTCGCCGTTGCGCGGTTTGACGGTGACGCGCTTGACTGTCACGGAGCTATCGGGCTCGCGAACCAGAAATATGTTGCCGGGCGGGGCGAAGTGATCCTTGAAGTCGTCCCGGTCCACCAGGAGGATGTCCTGGGGGTGCAGGGTGGGGACCATGGAGTTTTGCCCCTTGCCGATCTCCACGGCGATGAGGTTGGTGCGGAACCGCACGGCGTCGTGGTTTTTCCAGACCAGGACCCAAGATTGAATTTCATCCTGGGGGACCATTCCCCGTCCGGCGGCAACTTCGCCCTCGGCCAGGGGGACGGCAATGTAGTCCTCGGGGATGGGGGTATCCGCGCTTGCTGCGCTCAAGCGTTTTGGGGCGACAAAGCAAACTTCCCGTGAGGACTTTTGCGGCTGGAATCCGAGCAATTCGGCCAAATCTATGCGGAGGGTCTCCGCATAGTGAAGCATGTCGGGGAATGATACCCGCTCACCGCGTCGTACCCCCTCAAGCCAGTTGCCGACCGTGGCGCGACCCACGCCCATGAGACGCGCAATCGATGATTTTGATTCCCCTGAACGTTCAAGTTCCCGCATGGATTCCAATATCTTGTCCCAAACGAGAGAGGAGCGTTCGTGCCACTTGCTTTTACTCATATATCTTCCTGTACTCGCTTCGTAGTTTTCACGGTAGAGCAGTTGTTGACACAATGTGTATTCGTGTGGAAACATTGCGGCATGAATGCACTCGAAAAATACCGCACCGAAAATGAGTTGACCTATGAGGCCATGGGCGAGAAGGCCGGGTATCTGCGAGGCACCGTCTACAAACATTGCCATGCCGCCAACATCCCCGAGGGTGCCGCTCTTAGGTACCACCTTTCTCTTGGCATCCCCCTCCCGGAGCTTTGCCCAGCGCTCTATGACAACCAGAGCCCCCCCGCCATGCTAAAGAAGGACGCGGCCTAGTGTCGCGTTTACTCCATCGGCAGGGCCGCCCGGAGCATTACCAGCCGCCCGGCTGGCTTTTCTTTGGGCGGCGGACCGGGATCGGGCGCGCCCTTGGCGTTCAGGTAGTCCAGCGCCGACGCGGCGACATCGCCGTAGGCCGCATACGGGTCCACACCTTCGGCCAACACGGTTCGGAAAAAGCGCACCATGTTCCCGGCTACCATCACGACCGTTGCCAGGTGCGACCCGTCCGGCTTGCGCCTGAAATGGATGCTCATTCGAAGATTCATGAGCCCATGACACGCGCGCGACGGTTGAGAAGCAATTATCCTTTTGCGGAGGAAATCTAATGGCCGACTCCTTCCTCGAGCTCATGCAAGACATGGTGCTCAACAACAAGCGTCCTGTCCGAGTCCTCGCGGAGAACTGCCGCCGTCCATACAAGACCATGATGCGAGAGCTCAACCCCTACGACGAAGGGGCGAAGCTGGGCGCGGACATGGTGCTCCCGCTGATGGAGCAATGTGGCGACGTCTCGCCCCTCCGGTATCTAGCGGTCCGCATGAACTACCGGCTCACCCCCATGGACGGGGTGAGCCCGGACAAGCCGACCCTGGCCGAAGAGCTCAACGACGATATCCAGGCCGTGGCCCGGTGCCAGCGCGTATTACTCGACGTGGGGAATACGACCTTGGAGCGGGCGGAAGAGGTCACGGCCCTGGCCATTCAGGAACTAGAGGAAAACTTGGTCGCCTTCCGGCGGCTCAAGATCATGAAGAAAGCCGGATAGGGGGAACGCCATGCAGGAATTATTGCCGCGCACATCCTACAAGCGGAAGGCCGAGCGCCTGGAAGTCCAACTCAATGCCGCCTTGCGTCGCGAGGAGTGGGCCGTGAGGGACGCCAAGGTGGCCAAGTACGATTTGGGCGAAGCACAGAAGGAAATTGCCCGGCTCCGGGCCGAGCTCAAAAAGGTCAGGGGCCAGGCGTCCCTGCCCATGGAGGTGGCCTAGGCCATGACCTCGCCCCAGCTTGAAGACGGATACCTCAAGATCGCCAACTCCATCGTGGAGGCCTTGGCGCGGTTTCGACTCCCCGGACAGGAGGGTCAAATCGTTTGGGCGATCTTCCGGCGCACCTACGGGTACAACCGAAAATCTGACGACATCGCCTACAGCCAACTTGCCGAAGATACTGGGATTCCCCGGAAGAAAGTGGCCGGGCTGGTCAAATCGCTGGCCGGGAAAAAGGTGCTCCTGGCTGTCCCCCAAAAAGGGGACAACAAGCCACTCAACATCGGGATAAACAAGGACTTTTCCCAATGGCAAAGTGTCCCCCAAAAAGGGGACAGTGGTCGAAGTGCCCCCCAAATAGGGGACAAAGTGTCCCCCAAAAAGGGGACAAAGGTGTCCCCCAAAAAGGGGACCACAAAAGACATAAGAAAAGACATTCTTAAAAACAAGCGCCAACTCTTCGAGTTTGCGAACGCCTTCCAGCAGTTTGCCTTGAAGCAATTTCCCAAGGGTGCCCCCAAGATCACGGACAAGCTGCTTGTGGAAGCGGTGGACGTCGTGGACAAGCTCATCCGGCTCGACGGGTTCACGCTGGAAGAGATCAAGGAATCCATGCGCTGGGCGGTCAAGGATGAGTTCTGGTCAAAGAACGCCCGTTCCCTGGCCAAGCTCCGGCAACCATCCAAGACGAACGGACTGACCAAGTTCCAGAACATCCGGGAAGCGTTCCTCGAGGCCCCGGGGCAGGACCAGCAGGGCGGCAGCGGAGCGGAAGCGGCATGGAATACCGTGCTGGCCGCGTTGCGGTTCGGGCCGGAGACGGCCAAGGCAGCGGACGAGAAGGCTCATGTGGTCGTGATCTATCGCCTTGGAGGCTATGAGCGCATCGGCGTGGCGAACAAGTGGGACATGAAGGGCATCAAAGAAGAATTTATAAAACACTACAACGGGATACGCCAAGACAAGGCGGCGGCATGAGCAAGCCGGAAAAACCGTGCGACGTGAAGAGCGCGCGCCATCTTCTACCGTGCCTGGCCCCAGGCGACGGGGAGTGTTGGGGCGGCCAGTGCTGGGACAAGTCCGAGGACAAGCCCAGGAAGACGAAATACATGACGGCCTGTCCCTGGCTGGAAACGGTCCGGGACTGGTGGCGTAAGAGCAGGAGGACAAAGTGAGGAAGCGGAGTAAGTCGCGTGATTTCGAGCACCAGGAGCAAAAACGGTTCTTCGACTGGACGGGGAAGCCGAACACGCTGGCCAAGTGGCCCGAGCTCATCCTTTTCCACGCCATCCCCAACGGCGGGGACCGGGACATCCGCGTCGCGGTCAAGCTCCGGGCCGAGGGCGTCAAGTCCGGGGTGCCCGACATGATGCTCCCGGTTGCGTCCGGCGGGTTCCATGGCCTGTATATCGAACTCAAGGTCAAGGGCAACAAGCCGAGCGAAAACCAAACGTGGTGGCATGGACAGCTTGCGGCCCAGGGGTTCGCCGTCTTCGTCTGCTACTCATACCCGGAGGCCCGTGCCGTGACCGAGCGGTACATGCAGGGCGGATACAGGAGGGCCGCGTGAGGGACGATTTTCTCATCAGCGGGGCGGACCGCATTTGCGAACTTATCGGAGAGAGCCGGGACAACATCGGCAACCTGGTCGCGCAAGAGGAGTTACCCGCCTGGAAGAGGACCAAAAAAGGCCCCTGGAAAGCCCACCCGGACGACCTCAGGGAATGGGCAAGGGAGCAAGCCGAGAAGTACCGGCGCAAGACCGGGGAAAAGGTCTCCTGAAAAACCTTGTCAATACCGGATCATGCCGGATTTAACCCGAATCGTGTCGGTTTGAGCCAGGATCGTCAGAAATCGTAAAACCCGGGGTTACGCTCTTTGCAATCAAAGGAGCGTACCCCGATGATCGAACAAGCCACCATCCACCGCCTGGAAAAGTCCGACGTCGGGACCTTCGGCGTCCTGTCCCTCGACGGCAGGGCCTTTTGCGTCACCCTCGAGCCGCCCGACAACGGCAACGCCAGGGATATTTCATGCATCCCCGAAGGGGTCTACCTGTGCAAGCCGGTTAACTCGCCTCACTTCGGCCACGTCTACGAGATAGTGGACGTTCCGGGCCGCACCAATATTCTCTTCCACCCGGGCAACATCCGGCGGGACACCCATGGATGCGTGATGCTGGGCCGTCAGTACGGGACGCTCAACGGTGAGCGCGCGGTCCTGACCTCGTCCAAGACGTGCGACGATTTTTTCAGCGAGGCGGGCGGCGACAGCTTCCGGCTTCGCGTCGTTGACGTGAGCGGGGTGTAGGGCATGGGCTTGCTTTCTTTCCTGCCCATCATCGGGTCCGCAGTGGACAAAGTGCTCAACCTGATCCCCGATCCCAACCAGCGGGCCAAGGCCGAGGCCGAGTACCGCAAGGCAGTGCTCGACGCGACCATTGCCGAGACCAAGGACCAACGCGAGATCAACAAGGTCGAAGCGGCGCATCGGTCCATCTTCGTGGCTGGCTGGCGTCCGGCCATCGGCTGGGTGTGCGCGGCTGCCCTCGCCTACCAGTACATCGTGCGCCCCTTCGCGGCGTGGGGTTTGGCCGTGTGGATGCCGGACGCTCCGGCATTGCCCACTCTGGACGGCGTGCTCTGGGAACTGATTTTCGGGATGCTCGGCATGGGCGCGTTGCGGACCGGCGAGAAGCTCAAAGGGGCGACCAAGTGAGCCCGGAGTCTCATGAGGAGTTCCGGGAATTGCTGATCCGCATCGACGAGCGGGTCAAGGCGGTTCAGGGGGACATTCAGCAAATCAACACGGCGCGGTCGTGTGCGACGCACGCTGAGAAGATCAAAACGTTGGAGCGCATGGCCTGGGGCACTGTGACTGTGTTGGTCGGCGTTGTCATCAGGATCGCCTACGGGATGTTCAAGTGATGGCGAACCGGACAAAGTGGACAAAGAAAAAAAGGGCGGCCTTCCTGGACGCCCTGCGCGAGACCGGGACCGTCACCAAGGCGGCCAAGGCGGTTTCCTTTTCTACGTCCAGGCTCTACGAGCTCCGGGCCAAAGACGAAGACTTCCGCACCGAATGGGATGAGGCCCAGAAGGTGGGGGAGTGTGTCCTACTCGAGGCCATGGAGAAGGAGGCCGACCGGCGCGCCATGAAAGGGACGTGCAAGGCCGTGTTTCACAAGGGCAAGCCGTGCGGGTTCATCCGGGAGTACTCCGACACTCTGCTTATGTTTCGCATGAAGAAGCTGAACCCCCAGTATGCCAAGCAAGTCCTGGCCGGGGACAAGGACGCGCCTTTGGTCCTGGAACTTTTTGCGGAGTAGGCCATGAGGAATCGCATTCGTTTCAGGCTCCGCCCCCAGCAGATGGAAGCGCACGTCGCCCTTGAGCGTCGGCCTTTCAACACGCTTGTGTGTCACCGCCGGTTCGGGAAGACGGTGCTTTCCGTGTCCCGCCAGGTGAGCAAGTGCACCAAGACCAAGAGGACCAATCATCGCGCGGCCTATCTCGCCCCGCTGTACCGCCAGGCCAAGGCCGTGGCGTGGGACTATGCCAAGTACATCTCCCGTCCCCTGGGCGGCGTCCCGTCCGAGTCCGAGCTTTGCATCAACTTTTCCAACGGTGCCCGGTATTCGCTCTACGGCGCGGAGGACCCGGACAAGCTGCGCGGCCTGAACCTGTGCGACGTCGTTTTTGATGAGGTCGCGCAAATGCCTTACCGGGTGTGGTCCGAAATCGTCCTCCCCATGCTCCTGGCCAACGATGGCGAAGCTCTGTTCATCGGGACGCCCATGGGCAAAAACGCACTGTATGAGGTCTGGGAGAAGGCCGGAGGCGACCCCGAACTCTGGGGCCGCTATATGTACAAGGCGTCCGAGACCGGCATCCTCACCCCCAAGGCTCTCGACATCGCCCGGCGCGAGATGTCGCCGGAGGAGTACGAACAGGAGTTCGAGTGTTCCTTCTCGGCGGCCATCCGAGGCGCGTACTTCGCCGGGCTCATGGAAGACGCGGACCGGGACAACCGGATCACCGATGTTCCCTACGATCCGAGTTTGCCGGTGCATACGGCCTGGGATTTGGGCATGTCCGATTCGACGTCAATCTGGTTTATCCAGGCCCGGCCCGGGGGCGCGTTCGCGGTCATCGACTTCTACGAGGCCGACGGCGAAGGGCTCGACCACTATGCCCAGGTGCTCAAGGACAGGGGCTACACCTACGGCACCCACATCGCGCCGCATGACATCCGCGTGCGCGAACTCGGCACCGGCAAGTCTCGTCTGGAAGTGGCCCGTTCCCTCGGCATCCGGTTCGACATCGCCGCCAACATCCCGATCCAAGACGGCATCAACGCCGTGCGCACCATGCTTCCCGCTTGCTGGTTCGACCGGCGGAAGTGCGGCCCCGGGATCGAGGCGTTGCGCCATTACCGGCGGAGTTTCAACGACATGACCGGGCTTTTCAGCCCGAAACCACTGCACGACTGGACCAGTCACGCCACGGACGCCTTTCGCTATTTCGCGGTAGGTTTCCGTCCCCGTGACGCAAGGCCTCGGCCCTCTCAGGCCGTCAACGATTTCAACCCGTTTGCAAGGAGATAAACATGGGCGGAGTAGTCAGTTCTATTTTTGGTGGTGGGGCCCCGTCGGTTGACACCCCGAAGGACACATCGGCGGCGGAGGCCGAGGCAAAGAAAAAGCAGCGTATCGCGGCGAACGCGGCGGGGCGGTCCTCGTTACTGACGACTGGCGGCCAGGGGCTCACCGGTGATGCCGAGACGAGCCAGTCCTTACTCCGGTCCGGGCTCAAGAACAAACTGGGGGAATAGCCCATGGACAAGACCGAACGGGCCGAAAAACTCCTTACCCGGTTCAAAGAACTGGACGCCAACCGTACCGACTGGGTTCCGACCTGGCAGGAACTGGCGGACTACATTATGCCACGCAAGGACAGCTTTTCCGGTGCCGGACTTAAGGCGAAGCCGCGCGATGAGCATATCTACGACTCCACGCCCATGCACGCGCTAGAGCTCCTGGCTAGTGCTGTCGGCGGCATCCTGACAAACCCGGCCATGCCGTGGTTCGACATCGCGTGCATGCGGAAGGAGAAGGCCGACTCCAAGGACGTCCGCGCCTACACCACGGAGGCCAGGGAGGCCATGCTCGGGCGGTTCAACTCCGAGGACACCGGCTTCCAAACGAGCGTCCACGAGCTCTATCTTGACTGCCCCCTGTTCGGGACCGGAAACATGTACGTGGAGAGCGACCCGGACACCATCGTCCGCTTCTCAACCCGCCCCCTTGGCGAGATATTCATTTCCGAATCAGCCCAGGGCAGGGCGGACACCGTTTTCAGGAAATACGAGCTCACCAGACGCCAGGCAATCCAGGAATGGGGGACCAAGTGCTCCCAGGATCTTCGCGACAAGGCGGAAGAGAAACCCGAAGAGAAGGTCGGCATTCTCCATGCGGTTTACCCGAGGAAGAAACGCGACCCCAACGGCAAGAGCGACAAGGATTTTCCCCTCGAGAGCATCTACCTCGAAACGCAGACCAAGCACATTCTGGAAGAGGGCGGCTTTATGGAACTGCCCTACATGGTCCCGCGTTGGGCCAAGGCGTCCGGCGAAATCTACGGGCGCGGCCCCGGGCTGACGGCGCTGTCCGACGTGCGTGTCCTGAACGCTATGGCGCGCACGGCGCTCATGGCCGCCGAGAAGATGAGCGACCCGCCGCTCATGGTGCCCGACGACGGTTTCCTCGGCCCTGTCCGCTCCGGTCCCGGCGGGTTGTCCTATTACCGCGCCGGGTCCTCGGACCGCATTGAGGCCCTGCCCGTCAACGTGGACCTTGGGGCAACGGAGGCCATGATGGAGCAACGGCGCGAGTCCATCCGCCGCATCTTCATGAACGACCAGATCACGCCGGAAGGCCCGCAGATGACGGCAACGGAAGCCCTCATCCGGCAATCCGAGAAAATGCGGGTCCTGGGCCCAGTGCTCGGGCGGTTCCAGACCGAGTTCCTCACCCCGCTTATCCGGCGTGTTTTCGCCCTCATGGACCGGGCCGGGGCCCTGCCCAAGCTGCCCGATGGCATGGACATCAGCGACTTTGCCGTCCGGTACACGTCCCCGATTGCTCGCGCGCAAAAGCAATACGAAGCCCAGACCCTGGGCCAGAGCATGGAGTACCTGGCTCCGCTGGTGGGTGAGGGCGACCCATTTGGCATCATGGACAACTTCGATACCGACCGGATCGCACGTCACGTTACCGAGCTTTTCGGCACCCCTGCCGACTACCTCCGACCCGAGAAAGACAGGGATGCGAACCGCCAACAGAGGGTCAAGGACGCCCAGGCCCAGCGCGAGCTGGATCGGGCCGGGGAGATGGCCAACATCGCCAAAACAGCTAGTCAGGCCGACATGGGCGGAGATAACGCCATGACCGCCTTGCTGGGCAAACCTACCGGAGGAGGGCAGCAATGAAGATACAGCCCGACGACCCTATAGAACTCCACCGCGCCTACAAGCGCGTGTTCGAGACCGAGGACGGCAAGACCGTCCTTGCGGACTTGGAAAAGCGCGGGTGCTTCCTGCGCTGCACGTTTTCAACCGATCGCGGACGGACCGAGTTCAACGAAGGCCGCCGCTCCCTGGTCCTGCACATCCACCAGATGCAGGACCACAACCACTTTATCCAGGAGGGATAAGCGATGAGCGATGAAAGTACCACCCCCACCCTCGACAACGGACAACAGGCCCCGGCCCAGCCGGAAACGCCCCCCGAGGGCGGCGGGCTCGACTTCATCCCCGAAGAACACCGCGGGAAGAGCTGGGCGACCAAGTACGGCGATGACCCCGCAGCCTTCTGGGGCGGCATCGACAACATGTCGGAGGCTGTCGGGAAAAAGGAGATCGTCCAGGTGGACGGCCTCAAGGTACCCGGTGAGGACGCGACCGACGAAGAGCGCGCCACGTTCGATGTCGAATACCGGAAGGCCATGGGCGTTCCGGAGAAGGCCGAAGGCTACGAACTACCCGAAGTGGAGGTCCCCGAAGGCTTTGAGATTAAGGGCGAGTTCAATGACGCCTACAAGGCCGCCGGGCTCAAGTACGGCCTTACCAGCGAACAGATGGCCGGGCTCTATCAGGACATGATGCCCGCTTTTGTCGGGGACGCTCAGGCAACCGCTGAGCTCACAGAGACCCAGAAAAACGAGAAGCGCACCGAGACCGCCAAGGCCATCAAGGCGGAGATCGAGAAGGGCGGCAAGGACCCCAACGAGTTCTTTGGCAACGCCAAGCTGTTCGCGGATCACCTGGACACCGTGGACGCCGACCTTCTCACCCGCCTCGAGAAGAAGGGGATGGCAGACGACCCGGACTTCCTGGCCGTGGCCGCCCTGGCCGGTCCGCACATGCCCAGGGAGGCCGGAATCAGGACACCCCCGCCCGCTGGTGCGGAGGGCTCCTTCGCTTCCCAGGCCGAGGCGCGGGCCGAGATCGTGCGGATCAAGAGCTCGAAGGAATATCAGGACGGCGACAGGGATGCCCGGGCCAAGGTGGACGGCATCCTCAAGACCTGGTTCCCCGGCGACAAGCCCGGGGGGCGGCAGCCGTTGAAGTAGGACCCAATCGGCCCCAACCCAAAGAGGCCCCGTAGGGACACCCTCCGAAGCACGGGACACCCGAGCAAAACCAATAATCAGGAGGAAACAAGGCAATGAGCACCCAGATCACCAACCATTTCGAGACCGATTATGCGACCGACGTGCATGTCGCGTATCAGCAGAAGGGCTCGAAGATTCGCAATACCATCCGCCTGGCGACGGGCGTGACCGGGAGCGAGTACGTCTTCAAGACTTCCGGCAAGGGTAAGGCGGGCAAGAAAACTCGTCATGGCAACGTGCCGCTGATGGACCTGGCCAAAGGCAACGAAAAGGCCATTCTCTCCGACTGGTACGCCGCCGAGTATTACGACAACCTCGACGTACTCAAGGCCGGTCCCAACGGCGAGAACAACGAGCGCACCACGGCGGTTGATGCCGGGGCCTGGGCCCTCGGGCGCAAGGTCGATGAAATCGTCATCGGCAAGATGGACGGCAACGCCGTCAACGTCATCCCGCACGGCACCAAGGGTCTGACCAAGACGAAGATTCTCTCCGCTTTCGAAGTCCTCACCGGCAACGATGTGGCCTTCGATGGCAACGTCTTCGGTCTGGTCGGCCCGCACCAGTGGAACGAACTGCTCAACATCGAAGAGTTCAAGAACTCCGACTATGCTGGCGACTTCTACCCCTGGCTCAAGGGCACCGAGTCCAAGACCTGGCTGGGCATCACGTGGATGTTCCACACTGGTTTGACCCTCGATTCCGGCAACCGCCTTTGCCACATCTACCACAAGACCGCCCTGGGCCTGGCCGAGGGCAGCGAAGTCAAAGCGTTCGTGGACTGGGTACCTGAGAAGGCCGCCCATCTGGTGGACCACATGATCTCCGCCGGGGCCACTCTCATCGACTCCGACGGTATCGTGACCATCGAATGCGACGACGACGCCGAAATCGCCGCCTAACCGGGAGGGGACAATGAGCAAAGAGACCGTTGAATCCCTGACCAAGAAGGTCAACGAACAGGGCGACACCATCAAGGCCGTCCTGGATCTCTTCATTGCCGACATGGAGCGGCAGGAGGAGGAAGGCAAGAACATCCCCATGCTCGGGGAACTCTATAAGCTCGCGGGCCACGGTCCCGAGAAGGAGGATTAACCCATGTACAAATCCGAAGACATGCGCCTCATGGGCGGCGTCCCCGGTCAGCAGTTGTTCCTTTACCGGACCTCCGACGACCTCGCGACCATCGCCGCTGGCGGCTACTTCGACGTTGCCGTCGCGGACTATAACCTCGACACCGGCGACGTGATCATCGCTTGTTCCGGGGCCGACAACGCTGCGGCCGTGGACATCATGGTCGCCACGAACACCGTCGGAACCGTCACCGTAGTTAACGGCTCCTAGTTAACGCCAAGGAGGGGGGCCTCTTCCTTGCCCCCCTCCGCATGGAGGAAATCATGGCCACAAGTGTAATCGAAATCTGCAACAACGCCCTGCTTGATCTTGGCGAGGACGTCATCATGTCCTTGGGCGACGAAAGCAAGGCCGCCGGGCTCTGCAATCAGCGTTGGCCCGCTGTGCGCGACGCCGTGCTCCGAGCGCACCCCTGGAATTGCGCTATGACCCAGGCCGAGCTTGCCGCTGGCGCAGCGGCCCCATTGTGGAAGTGGGAGTTCAAGTACAACCTGCCCACTGATTTTCTCAGGATCGTCAAAGTCGTTGACGGTGGCGGCCAGGACATCAATGACTGGGAAATCCAAGGCGGCATCATCCTTTGCAACGAGGATGCCCCGATCTTCATTTCTTACGTGCGACGCGAGACGGACCCGAAGAAGTACGACGCTCTTCTCGACGAAGCCCTCTCTGCCCGGATGTCGGCAGCGCTGGCCTATCCGCTCTCCGGCTCGACGTCACTGGCGCAAGCATACTGGGACGTCTACACGCAAAAACTTTCCGAAGCGCGCGGCGTGGATGCACGCGAGGGTGTGCCCGAGTCCGTGACGCCCACGTCCTGGCTCGCCGCGAAGCACGGGAGGGGACGATGAGCATTGCTACCCCGGCCCTGACCAACTTCACCGGCGGAGAAATGCGTTACCTCCTGGACGGTCGCGTGGACCTGTCCAAGTATTACAACGGGTGCGAAATCCTCGAGAACTTCACTTCGTTCCCTCACGGCGGCGCGCATCGCCGGTCAGGGTTCCGCATGATCGCGGAGGTCAAGGATTCGAGCCGGGTCGCCGGGCTCATCCCCTTCGAGTTCAGCGTCAACCAGACCTATATGATCGAAGTGGGGCACCACTATTTTAGGTTCTACTATGGCCGAGGCCAGGTGTTGCTTGATGGTGAGGTCTACGAGCTGGCCCATGATTACGCCGAAGGCGAGCTCATGAACCTCCGTTATGCCCAGAGCGCCGACACGGTGCTCCTGTGTCACCCTAATCATCCGCCCCGTAAACTGGTCCGCACCGATCATAATGACTGGGCAATTTCGGATATCGAGTGGACTGAGCAACCGGAAGAGTGGGGGGACAGTAATTACCCCAGCACAATCGGGTTTTACCAGCAGCGCCTTGTGGTGGGTGGAATCCCCACAGAGCCAGGGGCTGTATGGCTTTCCCAGTCGGCGGGCGATTTCTTCGACCTGACCATCGGAACTAACGATGATCAAGCCATGAAGTACACGCTGGATTCCGAGCATATGGATGGAATCAATGGGCTGGTCTCCGGCAAAAAGCTGAGGATCATGACCGAGGGTGCGGAGTGGACCATCAGTGCGGGGGCTTACGCCTCCGAAGTCCTGACTCCCACGAACGTCAAGGCCGATTCTTGGACCACCATAGGCAGTTCCGGGGTGCGCCCGATCAAGACCAAGAATGCCGCGCTGTTCGTGGACAACTACAGCCAGAGCCTCCACGAAATGGCCTACGCCTTCGAGTCCGACGCCTTTGAGGCCCCGGACCTGACCCTCCTGGCCCGGCATATCGGTCGGGATGAGGACAACGGCACGGTGTTCAGCCTGACTCGGATGGCCTTTGCCACCAAGCCGGAGCCCATTGTCTACGTCGTGCGCAACGACGGGACACTTTGTAGCCTGACCTATGCCCGGGACCATGAGGTTGTTGCTTGGCACCGGCAAACGACCCGAGGGATATTCGAGGACGTGGCCACCATCCACGGCCCGGACCGGACCGAAGTATGGTGCATCGTCAACCGGACGATCAACGGGGAAACCAGGCGCTTCGTTGAGCTGCTTGAGAAGAACTTCTCCGGCGACATCACCGACGCCTTTTTCGTGGATTGCGGGATCAGCTACGACAGCGAGACCCCCGCCAAGGATTTCAACGGGGCCGATCATCTCGCGGGCGAGACTGTTGCAGTCCTGGCCGACGGCGCTGTCCACTCCGACGTACTCATTGCTCAGGACGGCACCTTCTCTCTGAGCAGATCGGCGCACAAGGTCCATATCGGGCTTCCGTATACCTCCACGCTCCAGCCGTTGCGCCTTGAGGGAGGTAGCCAACGTGGCACGTCCCAGACCAAGCAAAAGCGGATCACGAAGGTTGCCGTGCGGTTCCACAACACCCTGGGCGGCAAGGTCGGGCCGAACGAGGAGCATTTGGAGCCCGTCTACTTCCGCAAGGCGTCGACGCCGATGGGCCAGTCCGCCGGGGCCTGGTCCGGTGACAAGGTGGTCAATTTCCCCAAGGGCTGGAATCGGGACGGCATCTTGACCATCGTGCAGGACCAACCGCTCCCCATGACCGTGCTCATGGTCGTGCCCGAACTGGTGATTAACGAATGATGAAAGCGCAAATTGTCCCGTTCATGGCGAAAGACGCTCTCGATATCGACCTCCGTACCCTTGACGCTCACGACCTCAAGGATACGGACATGGAAGCCCTGGGCCGCCTGATGGCTTCCTCCCCGATTGCCTACTCGCTGGTGCGTGAGGATGGAGAAATCGCCGGGTGTGCCGGTGTTCTTTTCCATCCTGGCGGCAAGGTCGGAGACGTTTACGTCCTGACCAGCCCTCTCATTGAGGAATACAAGCTCTCGTTCGTAAAAGGCGTTCTCTGGGGGCTCAACCGGGCTTTTGACGAGTTCGGAGCCGTGAGGCTGCAAACACTGGTTCTCACCGAACACGAATTGAGCATCAACTGGCTTGAATGGATGGGGTTCGAGCGTGAGGGACTTTGCAGGAAATGCGGCCCCAACAGCCTCGACCGATACCTCTACGCAAAGGTGAAGATATGAGCGGAGTAGAACTATTCACAATCGGCGGGACCACGGCAGGGATGGCCGCCGGAGCCGGTGGAGTTACAACCGCCGGCACCACCATCACTCTTGGTGATGCCTTTATGGCTGGCGGGACGCTCCTGACTGCTGGCTCCACGCTTGCTCAGGCAGGGACACAGGCGGACATGCTGGAAGCCGAGGCCGCGGAAAAGCGGCGGGAGGGTATCCGGGCAGAACAGCTCGAGCGCGAGGAGAACGAGCGTCGCCTTGGGGCCATGCGTGCCCAATACGGGGCAAGTGGGGTGCAGATGGAAGGCACTCCCCTCGCCGTGCTCGAAGACTCCGCCGCCACCGGCGAGCGGAATGCGCTGGCACTCCGATACGGCGGGGCGAACTCGGCAAGGTCCCGATACGCTGGGGCCGGGGCTCTCAGATCAACAGGCGCGCTCGGGGCGGGGGCTTCTCTCCTCAAGGGCGGATCCGAAATCATCGACAGGTTTTAGCCATGGCACGAATTAATCCGATCACGGAAAAATATATCCCAGAAAGCGATGGGTTCAGCCCCTCTAATATGCTGGCCAATGCCGTCTCCAACATCGGCGGGAGCCTCTTCGACCTTGGTGACTCGATCAAGCGCAGGGATGAAAACGCGGAATTTCAGGACGCTCAGAACAAGTATTCTGAGCACATGCGTGTCTTCGAGGAAAATGCCATCAAGCGTGGAGGGGCCCAGGCCGAGGGCGTGACCAAGGATTATGAATCCGAACATGAATCCGCGTTCGGGGAAATCTCCGGCGGGATGAAGTTTGGTCAGTCTTCGCATGCCTTCCAGCAGTGGGCGAAAGAGCAATACGAGCGCGAGCACCTAGGGTGGACGAAAACCGAGCACCGCGAGACCACACGGGCGGCCTTGGAGACCTGGAACACCGGGCTCAAGGGATTTGAAAGCCGCGCCCAGCGCAACCCCTACAACCTTGGCCCGGTGGTCGAGGATGCAGAATGGCACTTCACCCAGGCCGTTGACGCGGGCTACATGACCCAGGAGGAGGCCGCTATGAAGCTGTCCTCCTTCAAGGAGGGGTTGACCGACCAGGCCCTTGAAAACGCCTATGCCATGGACTGGCAGCGCGTGGAAAAAGAGTTGCAAAACGACATGTGGGCCGTGGCCCCGAAGGTCAAGTCCAGGTTTCTTGATCGGGCCAAGGCCCAACGCAAACAGATCAAGACCAAAACGGACCGCAAGGCGAGTGATATCAAGTCCGGTGTCCCTGATGCGGAAGCCTATTATCTCGAAACCGGCGATAACTCAGCCCTGATCGGGATCGAAAATAGCCTTAGAGCCATAGGAAAGGCCGGGGACGCCTCCGATATCGCCAAAAAGCGCAGGATCACGGAGAAGGCCCATTCCGTCATCCGTGCGGGGGGGGACATGCCGCTCATGGATCAATGGGAGTATGTTCAGAAGGAGCTTGCCGTTGATTCTACGGAAAACGCTTCCCTCAAGGCCAGGGCAAAGGACCAGGCCGAGAAGGTGATCAAGGCGCGCATGCAAGCCTTCCAGAAGGCACCGGCGGATTACGTGGCCAGCATGGTTGACTCGAACATGCCCCAGGAGCGACAGGCGGAGCGCCGCCTTGAATTGCAGAAAGAGCTTGGCAAGGGCATTCGCATCAAGCCGGAAGTGCTCACCAAGGAAGAAGCTGCCGTTTATCAAGACGCCTGGCACGAGGCCGACGCCAATGGCAAGCTGGACATACTGACCAGGTTGAACGGGTTCGGAACTCATCGGGGCGCGGTTCTGGAACAAGTCGGCGTCCCGGCCAGTGCCCAGATTGCCGCGTCCATGTTCTGGAACAACCCCATGGCCAAGGGCGACGCGCGCACGCTTATCACCGCAGCGACGGCCAAGCCTTCGGACATCCCCGAAACAGGCGTGACCACTTCGGAAGCCCTCGACGAGCTCGAGGATAGCGACGTCGTGAGCGCCTTGCGAACCGTGGCCAGGAATCAGCCGGGCAACGCCCGTTTCCAAGGGTTCGTTGCCGAGGTCGAAAAAACGCTCACCAGTGCGGCGAAGATCAGCGGGGATAAGGCAACAGCGGGCAAGCTGCTCGACAAACACTTCGCGTCCATCGTTGATGACACCACGGCAATTTACTTTTCCCCGTCGAAGGTACCCGATGTGACCGCCCTTGAGGTCGCCTTGAAGAACAAGCGCGCATCCCTTGGCGAGTCGCTCGAGTACCAGCGGGATAAGTTCGAGAAAGCGGGCATGCCCGCCGAGGCTTTTGACGAGCGTGTCGGCAGCATTGTCGAGCATGGCATCTGGGTGAACGCACCGGACGGCGACGGCTTCGTCCTGCTCAACCCGCTCGACGCCGGGACTGGTGGCAGCGGCGCGGCGGTTCGCCTCAAGAGCGGCAATTATTTTCGTCTCGGCTATGACGACATCGACTTCTGGACGCTCGGCACCACGTTCAGGTTCCGCGAAGCCTCGAAGCCGGACAACGTGCGGGGGCGGTAGCATGAGCTTCTTGACTCCTGAGCTCACGAAGGAAATGGACCTTGACCTCTTCTCCGGCTTTGACCGTCGAGAGACTCCTTTTGGCGAATATTTGGGGGCTAAGGTCCGCGAAGGGTTCGACTACACCACAACGCGCATGATGGTCGATGAAGATAAGGTCGCCCGGGCCGAGCGCGCTGAGTATGGTGTCTCGAAAAGTTATTTCTGGGGGGGCGGAAACCCATACGATCCCATAACCCAATATGATCAGTACAGAGCGCATCAGGCGAAGCGCAGGAATCTCCCGGTGATGGGCAAGGAGGAATGGGAGGCGTCCAAGTTTTACCGTCCGGGCATGGAATACCGGGACGACATGACCGGTGTGCGCGCGGAGTACATGGCCAAGGCTTTCGACCAGCGTCGATACCGAGACTCTCTCATCCAACGCTCCCCGGACGGCATCCGCAACGTGGCCGGCTTCGTTGGCCAACTCATTGGCAACGTGCCTGATCCCATCAACTTCATTCCCCTCGGCCTGGCCGGTAAAGGTGGGACCATGGGCGCGCGCGTCGGAGCGGCAGCCCTCGAGGGGGCAGTCTCGACCGCAGCGGCGGACGCCATCGTCCTGCCGGACCTGGCCGACAGGGGGGAGGCGGTCGGGTGGCAGGACGCGGCCACGGACATCTTTTTCGGCAGCCTCATCGGCGGCCTTGGCGGCTGGGGCGCGCACTCGCTGCATCAACGGCGCGTAACCAAGCTCAAGGACTCCCTGCTTGCCCGGCACAGGGAGGTCCATGCTCGGGCGGCTGAGAAGGCCATGGCCGACTTTGCCGTAGGGGAACCCGTGGACGTCTCGACGGTGTACCGGTCCAGTGATGACGGCTTGGCCGCCATTCGTGAGGCCCAGGCCGTGGCCCGGGCCTACGACGAAGTGCACGCCAACCCCATGGGCGGCCCGGCGGACGAAATCCTCGCCACCATCGAACCTCATGACATTGAACGCATCCTGATACAGCGCGGCCCGTCCATCATGAACGACGCCGGGGAAATCGTGGTCCGGGGAGCCGCATTGAAGCGGGCGACCGGCTCCAAGTCGGGCTTTGGGCTGGTCAAGATCATCTGGAAGCACGGAGAGAAGAGCAGCAAGCCGGAGCACTTGAGGGTCACGCGGGCGGACATCGTGGAGTTGCCACACATCGTTCGCCAGTTCGATCCGGTTGACGTGGAAGGCCCCCGCACCAGGTGGCGCATCCCCCGGGAAGACGGGAGTGCCTTGCTTGTAGCCGCCAAGAAGGTGGACGCCGACAATCGGCTCGTTACCGTGCACATCGAAGAAAACCCGAAAGGGGCCCCCTCAGTGAAGAGAGAAGCCCCTTTAGAGGCTGGTGTCCCCGGTAGCGGTTCCGGCCCACATCCGGGATACACACGGGGGTCAGTGGTTGCCAACGGCCCGCGGTCCAGCCTTGATAAAAGCATAAGCTCGGCGGAAGAGCCTGTCAACTGGTCCACCGGCCAGGGCGATGACTTCAAACCGGTCGAGCTCCCAGGGACCCGTGAAAGTGAGCTTGAGGCCATGGGCATGGACAAGAACGGAAACAGCCCGGAGTTGGAAGCCCTCATGGGAATGATTGAGCGCGATGAGCTAGACTTCGACCAAATGAAGGCCGTTGAGCGCATCTTTGATGAGTTCGAATCTACCCAGCGCCTTGAGGAAGCCGGTCTGGAAATCATCAACTGCGTTTTGGAGGCTGCCGGATGAGTACCGCAACTAAGTCAGATTGTATTTCTTCCGCCATGGAGGCGGGCGCGTCGGCCATTCATGCCGAGGCCATTGTCGAAGAGCTCTTCCGCAAAAAGAACGAGCTGGAAGCCCAGGGCAAGCTGGATCAGGCGGAACGCTTGCTCGGGGAGCACGTCGTCACCTTGTCGGAGGAGGCGCGTATCAATGCGGCCTTGCAGCGCAAGCATGCCGCTCTCAATGTCATCATCCGCCGCGACGTGGACGACTTCCTCGACAATTTTGAGGCCGAGGCCAAGGGCGACACTGTTGAAGGCTTGATGGCCATGCTCGGCGGGTCGCACAAGCGCGTATCTGGTGCCCGGGCCAGCGTCACCGCCCGCCGCTGGGGCGTTATGCACTCCTGGGGCGGGAGCATGATGAAGGAACTGTCCGAGCGCCCGCACGTCGAGGATATGCTGGGCAAGGACAAGGACTTCCTGGCCAACGTGGTCCGCGAGATGCACGAACTCAAACCGGATGGCCGCCGTGGCCTCACCGGGGACCAGGACGCCGCCTTCGTGGCCGAAATCTTCGGCAAGTATGCTGAGGTCGCGCGCATCCGGTTGAATGACGCCGGGGCTTATATCCGACACCTGGACGGATGGACACCCCAGAGCCACGACACGGGCAAGATGATGAGCAAGTCGCTCGGCAAGCAAGAGGGCTGGGTCGATTACGTGCTCCCGCGTCTGGATCTCGAGCGCAGCTTCCCAGGACTGAATGAAGCGCAGGCCCGGGAGGCCCTGGCCGAGGTTTACAACAACATCCTGACCGGCCAGAACCGTCTTGGCCCGAACGCCCGGGAGCAAGGCGTCTTTCTGGGGCCGATGAACCTGGCCCGGAGCAAGGGGAAGAGCCGGGTGCTCCACTTCAAGGACGCGGACGCCTTCCTCGAGTACCACGACGCATACGGGCGCGGGAATGTATTCTCGGGCATGCTCGAGCACCTGGAACGCTCCGCGCGTGACGTTGCCCTCATGGAGAAGCTGGGGCCGAACCCGGAATCAATGCTTATGTCCGTCATTGAGGAGCGGAAGAGAAGGGTGCGGCTCGACAGCTCCCTCACCCCGGAGCAAAGGCAGAAACGGATTGGCCAGCTCAATCGGGCATGGACCGACGGCACCTTCGGCGGCGGCAAGGTCAAAAAGCTGTTCGCGGAGGTCAAGGGCGAGACCATGATCCCAGAGAACCCGACCGCGGCGCGTATCGGATCATACGTCCGTGCTTCTCAATCTTTTTCCAAGCTAGGCAGTGCAACGCTTTCCGCGGTTGCCGACCTAACCACCTATGCAATGAGCTCCCGCGTGATCGGGAAGAACGCAGCTGAGGGGTACGTCGACGCAATCACTTCGCTGTTCAAGGGGCGCAAGGGAAAGGACGCGAAGCAACTGGCCTACTCCTTCGGTACGATGCTCGACGGAACGCTCGGGGATATCGCCGCGCGTTGGAACGCGCAGGACTCCACGTCGGGGAAGATTCATCAGGCGCAAAACTGGTTTTTCAAGGCAAGTTGGTTGACCCAGTGGACCGAGCGTCTCAAAGCCGGTTACAGCCACGCGCTTTCCAACCACCTGGCCGCCAGACGTGGCCTGTCCTGGGATGCCCTCGATGCGGACATCAAAGCCGTGTTCAATCACCACGGATTTGATGCCCGCCATTGGGAAGCCTTCAAGAAGATGACCACCATCGAAGCGGACGGGAAATGGCACCTGTTGCCGGAGAACGCCCGCAAACTCTCCGGGGGTGACCTGGACGCCTTCGTCCCCGAGGGTCTCAAGGAAACCAGCCGGACGAAGCGCAGGGCCAAGGCCGCCGAGAGGCTGGAAGCGGACCTCATGGGCTTCTACGCGGATGAGACCATGTTCGCGGTGTTGGAACCAGACGACCGGACCCGGGCCGTGATCGTGCAGGGCACCCGCCCGGGCTCTCTCATGGGTGAGCTGGTCCGCTACATCATGCAGTTCAAGAGCTTTCCGATTGCCTACTCTCAGCGCATCTTGAGGGGCCAGCGGTTCAGGAAGAACGGGGCCGGGCTCGATCTCCCCGGGTTCACCCATTTTCTGGCCGGGACGGTCTTACTCGGCTACGCCGCCCAAGTGGCCAAGGATTTCAGCAAGGGCCGGGAACCGAAGTCCGTTGCCAAATGGCAAACCTGGCTTGCAGCGGCGGCCCAGGGCGGCGGGGCCGGTATTTATGGGGACTTCCTTTTTTCGGCGGCCAACCGCTATGGCGGCGGAGCCTTAGGCACGGCTGCCGGGCCGACACTGGGCACCGTAGCCGAACTGCTTAAGGTGCCCAGTTACTTGCTGCAAGGAGAGGGGGAGAAGTCCATGGACACGCTCGGACGCGAGGCCATGGGGAATCTGCCTTTCATCAATCTTTGGTATGCACGGGCCGCTGTGGACTACGCCTTTACCTACCACATTAAGGAAATGATTTCCCCCGGATCACTGAGAAGGGCGGAAAAACGCCTCGAGCGCGAGTATGACCAGGAATACTTTTTCCCACCGTCGGACGTTCTGGGCTATTAACAGGAGGAATAAATGACTCTCGCAAGTACCGTAACCAAGGTGAGTTATGCGGGGAATGGATCAACCACGGCCTTCGCTGTCCCGTTCATGTTCGTCAAGAATAGTGACATCGAGGTCATTGTACTGGACGTCGAAAAGGTTGAGCATTTTAAGACGATCAGTACAGATTACACGCTCTCTGGGGCGGGAGAGCAGACGGGCGGGGTTTGTACCATGATCGCGTCCCCGGCTGACGGGGAAACCCTGACCATCCGGCGCAACCCGGAGATCGTCCAGGAAGTGGACTACGTGGAAAACGATGCCTTCCCCGCGTCCACTCACGAAGCAGCCTTGGATAAGCTGACTATGATTTGCCAGGCCCTGGCCGAGCGGCTGGACCGGGCGGTTTCCTTTCGCGTGTCTTCGGCTTCCGTGGGCATTGAAATGCCTGAACCGGAAGCGGGGCGGCTACTTGGCTGGAATACTGCCGGTGACGCCATCGAAAACGGCCCTACCACCGAGGAAGTAGCCAACGCACAAGGATACGCAGAGGCAACGGCCTTGGCCTTGGAAGCTGCGAAGGCGGCTCGCGATATCGCCGTCGCGGCTGCCGAATCCATTCCCGGCGACCCCCTTGACGCTTCGGACATAGGCGAGACTGTCGAGCCTGTTGACGAGAACAGAGCGAACCGCCTCTATGCGGATACCGCCGCGTTGCTTCAGGCGGTCTACGGCGACCAGGCGCAGGTACACAGTGGGGGCGACACTCACGGGTTAGTCTTGAACCGAAATCATGTTACGTGGACATTGACCGCCCAGAGCGGCCTGTTTGGCGATATGGTCATACCGTATGACGGGACCTATGTTTTCCATGTGTATCCGAATGGCAATAAATTGTTTTTGGCCGCCGGTTTCAAGGCCCCCGAAAATCTACCCGAGCCGGATCGGGATGCGGGGGAAATTCGCGTTGTGCTGGAGCGGTACAATTCAAGATTGTCTCTGATCAACGTACAAAATATGGGGGTGTAGACATGTTGACCCCCAAGGAAACGGGTTCGCAAGGAGGCATCTACCCCGTAGATATTCCCTATTCAGTCCTGTGCAAGTACGGCTATGGGCAAGCCCCGGATGTAGCGGAAAGCGCCACCATTGCCCTTGGATTTAAGCCCACGGCGGTGGACACGGCTTACCCCCTGTGCGACCCGACGAGCCATTACTTGCTGACCATCCGAAAAGTAGGGACCACGGTCACGGTATGGAAGCAGGATGTTAATATAGGGAGTTATACATCAACGGCAACTAACTATGCCGCGCTGTTGGGAGAAGCCTTAGAACAGTACTCCGGCGCATACATAGGGTACCTGTCCCGCCTTGTAATAGTGGAAGAGGCCCTGAATTATGCCAGCTTCTACACGCAGTCGGGCAAGGTGCCGGGGCTGTGGGTTATGCGTATGTTGCCCGGTTTGTCCATCCATACCCTGCTCGACTTCACCAATGCGGCCAACCTGGGCGCGGACTCGTCGGGAAACGGGCACAACTGGACGTTTGTTGACTCTGTACAGTCCGTGGATACCCCGACTAACAACTTTGCCACGATGAATCCGCTAGGGATAACTTCCACCGAGGCCACTCTATCTAATGGGATGTTGTCCGTTACCGGTAGTGGGGCTGGTGCGCCTTGGGGGTGCGGCGTATCAACCATGGGGACCGGGTTCCCTACGTACTTCGAGGTGCGCTTGGGCGCAATCAGCGCACAGGAATACACCGTTGCGGGGGTAATCATGAACCCCGACGAAACGTCTTCCTACGCCTACCCCGGAGAAACAGCGAATAGCTGGGGGATACAGTCCCTGAGCGGCAGTTTGCGCCTTTACAACGATGCGAGCCCTGTAACCATAGGTTCGTGGGGGGCGACTTACACCGGAGACGTGCTCGGCCTGGCTATTGATCCCGTGGTTGGCAAAGTGTGGGTGCGTAAGAACGACGCCGCATGGATGGGCGGTGGCGATCCTGTGGCCGGGACATCCCCGACATTCACCGTTGACCCAGGGCTTGCGTTCCCCGCTGTGGGGATGCTTGATAACGTGGGAGAATCAACCATTGACTTCGGCCAAAACGGGTATGCCTATGCACCGCCGCAAGGGTTTCTGCCCTTGTGTGATGCATCCCGCCCGGAACCTGCCGTGCTCAATGTAGATGAACATTACTTTGGCGCGACGTTTGTAGCGCCTGTTGGGGCCGCTCAAGATATTGTTGTCGGCTGGGATGCTGAGGCGTCCGGGTTTGGTTTGCGC